CCTTCTACAAGAGCAGTCATTGTTGCAGAATCTTCCATCAATTGCATTGTTCCACCTCTACGACCTGTATAAGGATCTCTAATACCTGCCATATATCCACGTAATTCATCAGAACCTCTAACTTTTACTTTTTGGATATTAGGCTCTTCCATTGAACCGATGTAAAGAATATCGTATCTGTAAGATTCAGCTACACCACCATCTGGGTGAAGAATTTTATTACGAACTTTATCATCATACATTGGATCAACTTCCAACATTACGTGAATGTTATTGGGAGCTCTGTATTCTGTAAATTGGAATCCTGCACTAAATGCATTATCGTGGAATTTAGATGATACTTGTTTAAGTGCATTTTGATTTGTATTATCAAAGCCTAAAGCAGCCCAACCTGAAGCAATTTCCGCTACAGCTCTATGAAATTGAGCAGCACCTCTTTCACCTGTACGCAACATAAACTTACGTTCTGTCCAATCTAATTTACCTTCTGACAATTCAGATAGTAAATCTTCCAACATACGAATAGAGAATCTATTGTAGTAAGTAGTATTTGAAACTTCCATTTGTTCACGAATTCCTGAACCAGCTTTAATTTCAATGTTAGCATTACCTTTATTCAAGAAACGTCCATTTTCATCACGGTTTGTTTTACCAAACATAATTGTACGTGATTTAATACGTGATAATGCTTTTTCAAACTGCCAATAAACTTCCTGCATCCAAGTTGTAGAACTGTGTACTTTACCTGTGTTAGGATCTCTTGTTTCAATACCTGCATGATATACTGGTTGAATTTTACAATCAATCATTGCACCCGAAACTTTATGTTCCATACGGATAGAAGTGACAGAGTTTCTCATTAAAAAAGGAGAGGTAAATTGAATACCTGCACCTTGAATAGATAACTCATCTTCAACAGGAGCACCCTCAATAGAGAATCTATTTCCTGGTAAAAATTCGTCTCCTGGAATACCTAATAGAGATTCTTGACCACCCCATACTTCACAAGTATAAACATAGTTGGAACCTTCTTCATAAGGATCTTCAATAATTCTCACTTGATATGTATCAGGTCTATTACCTGCAATCAAATGCATTTTTGTAAACCACTTTTCAGCGAATACCATTTCAAAAGTTGCTCTAGCAGCACCAACACCTACAGTGTTTGCGTCTACAACAGCTCCATTGTATCTGGCTTCAACTAACGCAATGTTACGTTCATCTGAACCAACAACTTTCCATACAAAATCATCTGCAGTGGCTATAATTTTTTCAGGAAATAAGGATAAAGTTGTATCCAAATTTTTCATTCCTGAATTTTGCAACAATACAGTTGTCAACGGTGAAATTAATTGTGGTTGAGAACCAAACAATTGAGAGATGTGATTTTTTAAAGTAAGCCCTGACCACGCTTGAGACTTGGTCATGATAAATTTACCTGCACTCATATTTATTTATTTGTTTTTTATAGTTACTTGTTAATTGCAGATATTTAACGTAACTTTTAAATATCTGTTTTATTATATGTTTAATACATGACCTTGTATGTTGTCATATGTATTCGCATCTTGTTGCCATAATGGAGTACCATTATCTTTTAGTTTAGTTTGACGTGCAATTTTTTCTAAATCTTTTACTGCACTTGATTTAGCACTTGTTGAAATCTTACTTAAGTCTTTAAACCCATTAGTAAGTTCATAAAAATGATACATTCTAATTTCAAATTCTAAAGGGTTTTCTCTTCGTTCCTTCATAAATTTGTTTTCAAAAGTACCATCTGGTGATTTACCAACAATATCATTAATTGATTTATAAACCTTATCTTGTAATGATTTATTAGGTTTCAATCCTGAAATTAAATCTTTAGATTCATAAATGGTTTTCTTCATTTGTTCATCTAATTTAGCTTGATTAATTTTGTCAGCTTCTAATTTTTCTTTATAAGAATTAGTTTCTTTTTCAATTTCGCGAGTTTTAAATTCTTTAAGACTTTGTAATGACTCTTCAGCATCTTCTATAATAGCATCTTCTCCTAAATCAATTAGACGATTTAACATCCTATTAGCTTTTTTTTCATCTAAACCTTGATTAAGATAGTCATCATAAATTATACGTTTAGCTAAATCAATATCATTTTTTAATACTTCACTGTCAATAGAATTTAAATCATTAATATCTTTTTTAGCAATACCTATCTTATTTAAATCTAAATTTGCTAAATAATCATTTAATCTCAACTCTGCTTGAATATCTAGTTCTTTATTAAAAACACTAGCAAAATCATCAGCAGATTTAATATCTTTTAAATCGATGTCTAGAGAAGGTAGTAAACCTTGTTCGTGAACAAAGGCAGCTAAAGAAGAATATAAGTTGGAAGAAGACTCGCTGCCTTCACCACCTTCATCTTCAACATCTTCCTCGTCTACTTCCTCTGAACTATCGTCCTCAACGTGGTTATTATTTTCTAATGTAGTATTTTCTACATTTGTGTTATCATCATTTTCTTCTTCATCAGTATTGTCATCTTCAGGTATCGCAAAATTAAAATTTAATTCTTGATTTCCTTCAAATAAACCCATACCTAATTCATTATCGTCTTCCATTCGATTATTTATTATTGTTATGTTTTATTCTAAGTTTGCAAATATAATATATTTTATGAGGAAATCCAACTAATAATTAAATTATTATTAGTTGTTTAGATTTCGCCCATAGCGTTTATGTAGTTGTTTTTTTCTTAATTCTAGAAATTTGATTGGATTCTTTCTTCAATTCTACATTATCTTTATGCTTTAACATATCATTATCTAAAGATTTTAATTTAAGATTATAATCAGCTCTAGCTTTATTTATATCAAATTGAAATTTTTCTTGAGCTAAAGGATCACCAATACCATCATCAACAATTCCATCTTTATCAACATCTTTTCCTAATTCAGCAATATAAACTTTAGTTTCATTATCTCTCTGATTTTTTAAATCTTCAAGTTCGAGTTTTCTATTTTCTAAATCAGCAGCCGCAGCATTAGCTTCTTGTTGTATTTTATTAGATTCTTGTGCTTGTTGAGATTGATTTTGTTGCATTTGTTCTTCAGCAATTTCTAACTTACGTCGCATATCCATTAATGATGGACTAAAGTAAATATCCATAATAGTAGTCATTGAACCACCATTTTGAATAAATGCTTGTGCATACTGTTTAATAGCTTGTTCAAGTTCCATTATTTTAGGAGTATTAGATACTAATAAGCCATAATCAGATTCTGCAAAAGTTTCACCTTCCATATTAAGAATCTCAATAGTCTGGTCATCTAATATATATTGCACTTTTTTATTCTCAACATCTTTTAATGCTATCTTAGCTGTTTCTAAGAATGCTTCTAACACTCTAATTTTAACAGCTTCGTGTTGCATAAACCAATATTCTGTAATATGACTTGATTGATTGACAGAACGTTCAACACCACCAACAGTTTCTCTATTTGAAATATTTCCTTCACGTTGTTTAGATACACCACAAAGTTCACCCATTTCCATTTTAATGAATTCGAGTAATTGTATGTGTTGTTGTATATAAGCACCAGTTTCCATATCAATAGCTCTACCACCTACAGTATTCATATTACCTGCAAGTTTACCTGTAGATTGACCATGCTGACCTTCTTTGAATGAATCTACTACAGCAATCTTATTTACTACTGCAAAGTGCATCCATTTTTCTATTTCCCAGTTAGCTGGTACTTTTGCTAAATCAAGTTCTAATATTTTACCATAGTTTGTAGATATAGCTTTATTAAGTCTATCAAACATTACATCATACATATATTGGAAATTTTTAGCCCTATCTACTAAAGATATTGCCTTACCTTGATTTGTATTATATATTTGACCGATTACTCCTAAATGACCTTTTGATGGATTGTTAGCTTTTACATATTGTACTTGTAAAGGTCTCATTTTAAGATAAATATCTTTACCTAGTTTTACACCTTCCCAACCTTCAGAAACCCAAAAATCTGTAGATTCTTCACCTAAATTTTTATCTACTTTATATTCTTCAGATTCAAATCTAAATTGTTCATCACCATATTCATCATAGAACTTAATTTTTTTAACTTTACGTAAAGATTTCCATCTAACTTTTAATTCTCTAATATTACCATTTTCATCAGTATAATTAGTATTAAAATAATGACCATTTAATTCTGCCATTTGAGTCATACTATCATATAATCCCGCAGCATCTGTCCTATCTCTAAATAAAGTATGATTATCATAATCTTCAGAATAAGTTCCTCTACTTGTTCTTGTAGAATATTGCAATAAATGATCAATTTCTTCAGGTTTAAGTTCATCATAATATTCATCAACTAATTGATTAGGTGATTTATGATCCTCCATAATAATAATATCTGCGTCTTCAAATCTATTAGAATTACCTGTTCGAACCGAGTGAACTTTTAATGGATTTAATTTTTGAAAAGTAGGTTCTCCGTGAGAGATGTCAACTAAATATATTTCTTCTGCAACAAGTAAAGCATCTTTAAAACCTTCCGTAAATTTTTCAGAAAATTTTAATTCTTGCCAATAATGTCTAAGAATTTGATTAGCCATTTTTTCACGAAGGTCTTGCCAAGTATATTTCATATACTTACCTAATTCCTCCATTTTTTGTTTTAATTCATCTTCTTGATAATTTTCTTCTAATATTTTACTAAGTTTTTCAAATAAGAATTTTTTCTTATCTTCTTCTTTCTTAGTAATAGCATCTGAATTAGTTACAATAACAGACCAGTCAAATCTACGTTTAATTTCCTCACCTACTAACAAATCAATTTTAGGTACAATAATAGGTATATGTGGTATCATTTTAGGTACATAACTAGCTTCTAAATGATGTGGATTAATAACTTCTGTTAAATCCTGCATATCTAAAACACCATTATAGAGATTATAATTAATAACTTTATTTTTAAATGTACGTCTAATTCTATCATCGTGATAAAACGAATGTTTATCTGAAAAATCTAAATTATCTTTTCGCCATTCTTTATCTTTTTTATTATAAGGTAATCTTTGTCTTGGTTGTTGTATTCTTAAATTACGTACTTCCATTTATTTAAATTTATTTAACTTTACAATATACAACATTTTAACTCTAATTCAAAATTATTTATCATATATTAATAGTGTATTTGATTTCCGTTCATAGCGTTTTTATTCCATTGCGATCCAAAATTTCTACTAAAAAATTTATCATTTGCTAAAGTATCTATTTGTTTATCTTTATTAGCTATTGCAGATTGCGTTCGTTTATATCTATCTTCTCGAAGTATAAACAACATACCTGCTGCAGATACCCTATCGAAGTTACCATCTGAATTCCACTTAATACATTCTTCAATATATGCTAAACCTCTTAATGTATGTAGTTTTAATTTCCCAGGATTTTCTTCATCTTCTAAAGAAGTATTCATCCAATCAGCTTGTAACTTTCTACCCCATTTGTTTACTTCAGCATTAGCCATTGTACCTTTAGATGTATTACCATATCCCATATCTTTAGTCATTTGCATATCTTTAAGAATTTGAGGTGTATCACATAATCTAAATAAAGCATTTTTCTTATCAAAGTAACTAAATAAACCTTTTAAGTTTTTTTCATAGTTAGCTACTGCATTATAAAACTCTAACATTCTTAATGATATTTCATAAGCTTCTTCAGCTAATCTAGGTCTTCCTGTAAATTCAGCTACAATTCTATCTACAAATAAATCCATTATTTTAATTGAAAATAATGAAGTTCCTGAATCTGCATCAATAGGGTCAATTCCAGCAATATATCTTCCATGAGCTATTTCACCATTTGCATTTTCTGAAGGCATTTCAAATATTTCCAAACATCCTTCACGATTAGCATTATCTTTATCATAACTTCGTAATGGGAATTTATCATTATTTAACCTCCATTTAAGTTTACCATCACCTGTTCTAACTAATTCTCCAACATAGTGTTCAGCCAAAAAAGCTTCTTTTCTAACCATTATAGATTCTAAATAATCTTTAAGATCCGATACTGGAAACACAGTACCTTCAGTACGCATAATAGCTTCTTGAGGAGTGATTGGTTCTTCAGCTTTCTTTTGAGTAATCGCTGAAGGATCTGATGAATTGTATTTAATTTTATATCTATTTGTAAGGATTTGTAATAAAGCTTTAATTACATCAGGTTCACCACATTCTTCATCATAACAACCATTACGATTTAAATAACCTCCCCAAAAGAAACCACAAGTTGTATCCCCTCTAGTATTTTTATCAAATACATTAGGAATACCATATATTTCATATGCCGCGGTATTGTAGAATAGTTTTTCAGAACCTTCAAATGAACCTCCTTCAACACCACCTGTACCACCAGCTAACATAAATCCAAATCCTACATCGCCATCCTCTACCGCTTTTAAGTTTACGTTCCAAGCTTTTTCAAGATTAGGAAACAATCCATCTTCTTCATAATGAATAAGTGGTCCACGAATACCCCTCGCTTTATCGGGATTATCTTTTAATGATATACCGTGTACAGAAGATAGTAACCCTTGACGTACACCATATTCATCTTTAAAACCCAATTGTATTTCTAATGTACTACCTGCTCTATCCACAGTTCTCATTCTAGGTAATGGTGTATGTTTTGCAATCCAGTCAAGAGTATCTACTACTTTACCCCAGATACCTTTATCTCCAGCTAAGAATGTTTTTTCAGAAGCTAAGTGAAAATTAGGATTTCCAGTTCCAGGATATACATACATATTACAAGGTGATATAGCTCCCATTTTAAAAGAAAATCCCACACCCCTAGTTTTAAGAAGTTTACCATGTGTACCACCATCTCTAGCTTGTTGCATATAGTGATAAAATAAATAATCTCCTAACCAAGGTTTTGGAAATTTTTGTACACGTTCACCTTTTTGTTTTCTACCTGTACTTTCAGTTTTAACAATTTCAACTAACCATATTGGACTATAATTCCAATAGAAATATAATTGACCTGGAATCCATTCACCATCGCTTTCTCTAACTAATCCATATTTCCATCGACGTTGTTCTTCTTTCCAAAATTCAGCATATGTAGATTTAGGATTAGGATTAGGTGTAAGATGTGTATATTTACCGTGTTTCTCAAAAAATAAAGCACGTTCTCTAAAGAAATCCATATCTTCTAATATATGAGGATTAGTTAAATCTACATTAACTCTACCATCATTATAAAACTTAGTTTCTCTGGGTTTATTTTTAGCATATCCGCGAATTTCTTCTGGAGCAATTAATCTTTTAAT